TGAAGAATGTTTCAATTGTGTCGGTGCCAATATCGACATCGATCTTTGTATCAGCAAAGGCCGTCTGGAATGCCTTGACCGCCGCCTCGTCTGCACCAGCCCGTTGCCTGATCATTGCAATGGCAGTCTGGATGTCCGAAGCCGCTGCCATGTTACGCAGTAGTGCCTGTGCTCTGTTGAGGTTCTTACGAGCACCGAACAGCAGCGGCACACCTCGCTTAGTATTGAGACTAACGCCTTGTTTGCGATGTTGTATTTCCTCAGCACTCACAGTTACTGGATCGCCGCCGCCTACCTCGTCTACCCAATAGCCGAATACAGTTTCGACGTCGTTCTCGTCTGTGATAACGCCCCAGCTATTGCGACGGTCAAGGGGGTCAGACGCCGAATCGCCTGGCTGGAATATCTGCTCGGGCTCAAGAAACCTAAGGATCAACATGCCCTCTCTGCGGTTCACAAACTTTCGGATAAAGACCTCACCATCACGATCTACCCTTAGCACAATTTCCGATTGTCGCTTGTGCCAAGTGTTCTCTTTGACAAACTCATCGATTACGAGCTGCACTTCTTCCACCTGGTTATCGGCCACGTCTACGTTCTTCTGAGGTACAGCCAAGTAGGTATGCCCTGTGCCAACGATGTAGCTGATACGGTTCTCGTGCGCACCTCGTGCAAAATCATTAAACTCATAAAGGTTGCGGCAGGAGTCTCTAGCAATCTCTAGCTCTCGGTCATTAGTAAACGGGAACGCTACGCCGTTCTCTCCCCTGCCCTGACCAGCTCTTGGCCAATAGTCGCCTTCAGGACCCAAGAACGCATCACGAGGGTCAACGTAGTTCTGGAAGATATCAAGCGCTTCTTTCTGTATGCGCTGGTTCTCTTCCAATATGCCAATGCAAAGCTTGCTAAATTCCTGGTGCGCTGCTTCTCGCAACGACATTTTGAGGCTATTCGTTGCGACTGCTTTAGTAAATGGTAGCCATCTCATGTGTTTATCCCGTGAATTGTAAAACGCCTTGGCGTAGGCGGTTGGCTGCTATCTCGCAATATTTCTCTTCTAGCTCGATGCCGATTGCCTGGCGACCTTCTAGCTTGGCTGCTACTAGGGTGGTGCCGCTGCCCATAAAGGGATCGAGTACAACTCCGACATCGCTGCTCATCCAAGTGATCAATTTTGCACAAAGAGCAGTAGGCTTCTGTGTCGGGTGATTGACTTTTTTTGAATTGCCGTGTCTATAAGAATCGTACCTGAGTAAGTTTGGCGCCTTATCCCCAGGCAATGGATTCCATATCCTGCCTGCCACTGTGCCAACGACCGCCAATTCAAATGCGGAATCAAACCCCGTATGCGGAGGTGATGGAATGGGGCACATCTTTTCCCAACCAAAGGGTCGCGTCTTAAAACCTTTTCTTTCGAGCAAGTCAACAATACCGCCGAATTGGCGATGCCCGCAAAAGCAAAAAATCGTAGGCGCCAATTCCAAGCACATTCCAATTGACTCAACTACAGTGGCCGTCATCCTCTCCCAATCAAAATCGCAGTCAAAAAAATCTAGCTTGCGAGATCCCTTTCCCGGCAAATTCTTGTGAACTCCTCCGCCACTTATTGAATACGGCGGATCAGCCAGCACCAGATCAACCGGCTCCAGCTCCGGCAGTATCTCCCGGCAATCGCCGTGGTAGATCGTTTGGCCGTCGTGTTGGTAGTAGGGTTCTAGCATTATGACCTAACCAGCGAACCCATGTTACGCTCTGTCTTGCCGTGTGCTATTTGCAGTGCAACCCTTAGCGCCATCTCCATTGCATCCGGCCCGTCGTCGTGGTTGCCTGTCGGCCCGTATTCCCGTAGCTGCTTAACGAGTAGCTCACCGCCACCTGTCCTGCGAAACTTCACGATGCGATTCTTGAGGAACTCATCGAGCCGCTCGATCCTCACTCTCTTGTTGACGTTGTTCTGGATGCCAATGATCGGAGGTGGCGCGGCAAAAGCTTCTCGGAACATCGGCAATAACAGCTCTTGAAAGTTATTGATCTCAACACCAAATCCATCGGGCCGAAACTCGTTGTACCTACGAACACCGGCGACCACCGTGTCAACCACGGGTGTGATATTGCTCATCCAAGCATCAACCCACATATGACCGTGCTGATCGATCTGCATCATACAATAAGCCGAATAGTCACCGTGCTTGCTGCCTACACCCTTGCTCGCGTCCAGTGCCATCGTCCGCAACCGGCCGTCCTTGGGCCACTCGTCGAACCATATGTCACCCTCGAAGTATTCAGGCGGCCAGAGGAACGATTGATGGTGGCCAGGTGATTGTTGGTATTTGGCCTGCCACCAATACTCAGGTTTGCTGTCCCGTATCTTCTCAAGCTCACTGATCGGGAATCGATCCGGCCACAATGCCTCGCCTACCGGCCTGCCCAGTGCATCACCGCTGCCCATCGAGATAGCAGGCAAGCTGATCGTCTCCCATATGTCAGGCTGCTCCTCTTGCAAGCGGCCAATCAGGTCTTGCTGTGCCCACCTGGTGAACATCACGATAATCGACCCCCCCGGCTCCAGTCGTTCCGATGCCGTCGAATGGAACCACTCCCAGGCGTTCTCGAGCTGCTTGGCTGATAGTGCGACCTCTGCGTCTTTGACCAGGTCATCAACGACAAGGACGTCAGCCCCCTCGCCAGTGATCGCACCACCCAGGCCACGAGCAACCAGGCCGCCACGGCTGCCAGCAATATCCCACTGATCAGCGCTGCAACTGCCACTATCAAGCTCAACTCCAAACAGCTTGCTACCGTAGCTAGTGAGGATGTCTCGTCCCTTCTTTCCCCACTTCTTGGCGAAATGTCCGGTGTGTGTTGCAAGAATAACTCTCTTGTCAGGATTGACGCCAATGAACCACGGGGGGAACAGCTCGGAAACAAGGGTCGATTTCCCGTGCCTCGGCGGCATCTGGATAATTACCCGGCGGCCGGTTCCGTTGGCCACGTCCACCAGGATATCGTTGACCAAGCTCAGATGAGGGGCGTCCTGCCATTTCTTGCCGTATACCCGCCTTCCCAGTGATACCGGGCTAGCCGGTTGAATGACCGTTTTTCCCGTTGCCAGATACCGAGCCATTGCCATTAGCTCCGGGTCTGGCTTGGGCGATTCTGCGATCAATCGCCGCAAGTGTATCAGCCTCTGCATCATCGCTGTCGATGATGTATCTATCTGGCTCTCCGATAGCCTTGAGTCTAGCATTTGCATTCACCATCGAGACGACCACTCCCCCTATGCTCGTCACATCCCTGACCGTCTTAGCCTCGTGTATCGCGTCGGACAGCTTCTCAACCACATTTGCCTTGAGTTCGTCGGGAACGTCGAATCCATTCTCAAGTGCAAACTTCAACATCCGGCGATCTGACCGGCTCCCCTCGTATAAATCCCAGTCGTAAAGTAGCCCCCCGGCCCCCGAATCTTCTGGTTTATCTGGTTGTTCTGACATTGCCTATCCTACCACAGATTCTTTTATCATCATCCGATCGCCCCCAATCTCCCAGCACCCGCACCATTCAGTCTCATGTGTAACCGGCCAAACACCAATTCGTTCTTCACCACAGACCGGGGCATTCTTTCGACAGCAACCGGTCTCGTTGTCGGGCGGAGCGAAAAGCGAAAGCCAGAATTTACAGTTTTCGCAGCTCTGATCCATTATTTTCTAGCCGATTCTGCTGAAACTACCCTAGACAGGGAATAGTATTTTTGCAAAAAAACGTTATTCAAACGTCCGTACATCATCTCAGACGAGGTTACGTCTTCACATTATTTCGTTGTGCCAACGAAATCTAGCTGTACCCGATGGTATGGACCTCATACATCTCAAGGCCTGATATTTGAGCGTTTACAGCGTTTAGGCCTTTTTGGAGTTGTGCCAGGTATTCTGTCCAGTGGACCGTCTTAGAGGCTCCTGCGCCGCCTGAGGAGGTATAGCTGGGCTTTAGCTGTTCTGACAGCTCATTGATTCGGAGAATGAAGTTTGCCCGTATGTGCTTGAGTTGATCTATCGTTGATAGTGACTCTACAGCAACGGCTTCAATGTGTGCTTTTGATACCGCGGCGGCCGCTTCTACTTCTGTCGGCTCGGTGATTACGTTGACGTAGAAATATCTAGTGAGTTGCGGCGTTGTGATACTGGTGGTATCTACTACGATCTTGCAAACGTAGCTTATTGCGGCTTCGCCTGAGTCTAGGGTGCCTTTTAGTACCTGTCCTGCTACCCTGGTCTTTCCTAGCACCACTGTGTCAGCGGTGTTTATTGTCGAGTTTGTTGTATTGAGTGTTGGCGCTGCCGGTGCTGTTACGGTTACCGTTGGCGTACCGGTTAGCAGCTCGCCTGAGTCTAGAGCGTCCGTGAAGTCAATTTGATAGTTGACCTTATCGGCTACCGACTTGAAAAATACAGGGTCGGCAACAATTGGCAATTCTGGCATTAGTTGGCTCCCGGCATTATCGCCTCTAGTTCCCTGGGCATTATCGCCTCTAGCTCAGAGTATGGCATAACCGCATCGAGTTGTACAAACTCCGGCTCGGTAACTGTTCCCGGTGCCAGTATCGTGTACTCGTACAGAATAACCGGCATCTGCACTGTTTTCGGCGAAACAACCGTGGGTGCAACAATCGTGTACTCGTAAACGATCGCTGGCACACTGATCGACAATCCGCTGCCCACAGAGACAGTCGGGGCAGCTATCGTGTACTCGTAGCTGACTGCTGGTGCATCTATCTGATGGCCACTGCCCAACGTCGCCGCAGGAGCCACTATGGTGTACTCATAGGCCACGACAGCCACATCAACCGTCTGTGGGTTGATGATCGACGGAGCAGCTATCGTGTACTCGTAGGCCACGACAGGAGCCGTTATTGTCAGAGCACCACCAAGAGACACCGAAGGCGCCACGACCGTGTACTCGTAGCTAACCGTCGCTG